TTATCATCTTTTGTCCATTCAATAATTAATTTTACAATCGGATTTTTAATAGTTTTTTTATCGTTTATATCTTCTATAAAATAATCAAAAAGAGAGCAGGCAAGGCGACATAAATCAAAACTTTTATTAGCTTCAAGTCTGGGTTTTTTATCATTAAAGTAGGGCTCAAAATTATATTGAGTAGCGGCATCACCTTTTGGATGATAACTATCACTACAGATAGTTTTTCCCTTAAACGAATATATAGCTCTACCAAAATCTATAATTTTATATAATTTTCCATAAGTAGGAATTTTATAATAAACATTATTATATTTATAATTAATGAATGTTTTATCAGTTTTAACATACATAATATTATTTGTATGCAAATCATTATGCGTAAAATTAAATACTTTTTGATAAGTAATTAATATCATAATAATTTGAAATAAACAAGATTTCCATTCTTTATCTGTAAGTTCATTTTCATCATCTTCTAATAATGAATCTAAAGTATTATCTAATTTTTCCATACATATCATTTGAACCGGAAAATTAAATATAGTACCATTAATAATTTCATCACTATTCATAGTAGAATAATCAGAAATTTGTGAATTAGATAAACTTTCAATTAAATCATCACCACTACTACTACTATTGTTACTATCATCCATATCAGTATTAGAAGAACGAGAGGAGCAAGTAGAATTAGTTTTTTTAGCACTTTTTTTTTTAGAATTTGTTTTATCTATAGAATATTCTTCTTCTATTGAAGAATCATGTAATTTTAAATTTTTAGTTGTTAAATCTTGAAACATACCTTCAAATATTTGATTATCAATTGTATCACATGTAATATTGACAGAATCATTGTTTTTATCTAATTTAATTTTTTTTCTGTAATTTCTTGTATCACTATCTAATAGTTTCTCTTCATCTATTTCATCAAATTGAAATAAATCATTTTTATTTTTATGAAAAAAATCAGAATCATATAAATAATCTAAATCGTCATATATATTTAATTTAAATTGATTTTGAATTGTTAAAAAAGAACCAAAAAAATTAAATCCATGAATAAAACCGGCATTATTTAATAATTTAGAAGATAAATAAGAAAAAAAACTATCAACATATGCAGAATTATTAGAATCTAAAACTTTTTTACAACAAGTATTAGATGATATTCTTGGTAAAGAACTAATAATTTGTTTATCGATATGTTTATACTTTCCAACCATAAATTTAACAGGATCTAATAATGGTGAAAATTTAAAAAATGAATTAAATTTTTGTTTTGTATTTGTTTTAGAATCAAAACAATCAATAACATATTCATTATTTGAATTTTTTTTTTTAATATTTTGAATACAATATCTATTGTTTAAATTAATATTATTATAATTATGTTCATCTAAAGAGAAATAAACAGAATATAAAGGATTGTAATTTTGTAAATTAGAAAAATCGTTTTTTTCTAAATCTCTAAATAAAAGGTTATTATCATTTTTTTTATAAAATATGTCAAACATAAAACTTATATATATACAATTTTTATTTCATTTAAAGTAATTTTTGCGTAAAAAAAATTAAAAAATAAGTAAAATATTTAAGTATATGAATTTAGAATTAAAAAAGTTTGATATGAAATCAATTTCATTTAAGGCAAATGAAAATAAAGGACCTGTAATAGTTTTAATTGGTAGAAGAGATACAGGTAAAAGTTTTTTAGTGAGAGATTTATTATATTATCATCAAGATATTCCTATAGGTACAGTAATATCAGGAACAGAAGCCGGAAATGGATTTTATGGAAAATTAGTTCCTAAATTATTCATTCATGATGAATATAATACAGCGATAATTGAAAATATATTAAAAAGACAAAAAATAGTAATGAAACAAGTAAAAAAAGAAAAAGAAGCATATGGTAGATCAAATATAGACCCCAGAACATTTGTAATATTAGATGATTGTCTTTACGATAATGGTTGGGCAAGAGAAAAATTAATGAGACTGCTTTTTATGAATGGAAGACATTGGAAGATAATGCTTATTATTACTATGCAATATCCTTTAGGAGTTCCTCCTAATCTAAGAACAAATATTGATTATACATTTATTTTAAGAGAACCTTATTTATCTAATAGAAGGAGAATTTTTGAAAATTTTGCAGGAATGTTCCCGACATTTGAAAGTTTTTGTCAAGTAATGGATCAGTGTACTGAAAATTATGAATGTTTAGTTGTAGCAAATAATGCAAAATCTAATAAATTAGTAGATCAAATATTTTGGTATAAAGCAACTTCACATAGAGATTTTAAATTAGGCTCAAAAGAATTTTGGGAAATGTCAAAAGATTTGGATTCAGATGATGATGAAGGAATGGATTTTGATACAAATTCTGGTAAAAAAGGACCAACAATTAATGTAAAAAAAAGTAAATGGTAAATTTTTAATAATTAAATAAAAAATTATTAAAAATTATTTTTTTTTCTCAGTGATTTTGATATTATCTGTTGGTTTTATTAATCCTCTATCAATAGCATCTTGTACTCCCCCTCCCCTTTTTACATTATCACCTTCAAATAACTCTTTACGAATATCTGCTGACGTAACATCTTTATTATCAAATGTTTTTTCAATTGTATTATTTACACCAACTAATTGCCCATCTTTATTAATATTTTGTGTTAATTTATTACCACTCTTTTTTGCTAATTTCTTATTTTCTGCAATAGCGTTGCGTTTTGCTTGAACAACACGTTTTTCAAATTGCTGTTTTGCTGCTGCTTCATTTTTATTTTTCTCACTCATCAATTCATTTAATTCATCTTCCATATATTCAACTCTACCAGTTTTGTAAGCTTCCGGTTCCCACGGCATCCACATTCCAACAGGACCTACATAGACATTATGATTAGGGTCTACTTCTCTTAATAATTTACATCTTAATTCAGCCTCTTCTTGAGTAGAATAGGTTCCTCGAATTTTTAATCCACGAGTAGATGTTTGAAAATTGTATTCTTTATTAAATTCATCATTTAATCTGTCTTCATTAGCATCTAAGAAATTTTTATATTCATCTGCAACATGACTCTCAATTAACGCATCATTTTCTGTTTTCATATACTCTTGAAAATCTTTCATTACATCCTCAAAATTAAATTCATATTTATAACTTAAAAAATTTAAAAATTGAGAAAATTTTTGTGTACTCTTTGAAAAATCATAATGTTTTAGGAATTCTTGAAATAAAAAGTGATTTTTTTGTTTTAAAATATTTTCAGGACTTACAAAACTGACACAAACAAATTTTTGACCTGAAATAGGTTTATCTTCCTCAAGTAAATCAACATACTTAGTATTATCACTCCCATCTGGATTTAATCTGTGAATACAGGATTCTTTGGACATATTATATTATTTAAAATAAATTAATTTTTAAGTTTTAATTTATTATATATATTTTTTTCTGTTTATTATTTATAAATGCTTCAAAAATTAGCACAGATGATAGATTTAGGCGAACTTATTCGCAGAGCCGTTAAATATCTTGTTGAAGGTGTTATGGTTGCACTTGCCGCCTACGCAATTCCCAAGAAATCTCTTAACATTGATGAAGTAGCACTTATTGCTCTTACAGCTGCAGCTACCTTCTCAATTCTTGATACATATGTCCCCGCTATGGCTGTTTCTGCCAGAAGTGGTGCCGGATTCGGTATTGGGGCAAATCTTGTGGGCTTTCCGCGAATGTAGGCTTTCCCCTTACGTACAAAGGTGTCTAATTCACTAATTTATTAAAATATTAATATAAAGTTTATTTAAAGATTATATTAATTATTACTTGTGAAAATGCGGACACGAATCAACCAGAAAACATATTTCAGACCATCGTCGTAAGGGTTTATGTATTTAAATAGTTGAAACAAATTCCCAATATAATTCTTTACAAATTTTTTTCCATATTTCATCTTGTTCTATTCTTTTCACTGGATCTTTTAACATAGGGAAAAAAGGTAAAAATGTTTTTTCATCCAATAATTCACACATTTTATAAAGAACATAATAATAATTTAGGAAATTAACTCTATCATCAGGACAATGTTTTGCATAAGGTTTCTGAATTTCCATAAATAAATTACATAATTTATCTTCTAATTCTGGTGACATTATAGGAGGTCTAATACCTAATTTATCTTTTATAAATGGTATATGTTCATAATATTTATTATATCCTAATTTTTTTAAAATATCTTTTGCTTTTTTATTTGTCATTTGTTTTAGCGTAATTCTTTCTTTTTTTATTTGTTCTTTAATATCAACAATAACTTGTTCAGGAATTTGGGTAGTTTCTTTTGCTTGAAATTGAGCTAAAATTTCACGGAAATGATTTATTCTTTTATAAGCATAAAAACAAACTTCTTTAGGGGGTTCCTTATATGACGGTTTTTCGTGTTCAACCAAAAATTGTTTCTGTATTCCACAACCATTACATATTACTAATCCTTTATAATCAACTTGAATCCATTCTCCAGAACATTTTTCACATGTTTCATAATTAACCATATAATTATTAATATTTAAGTGTTTTTCATCCAAATTTGTAAGATATTTATCAATATTTGTTGTTTCATTTACTTTATTAACATTTTTTTTTTTATTTGGATTAAAAAATGAATGTAAAATTTTTTTTTTATTTATATCAATACCTTCGCTTGTTTTCTTTTTTTTTTCAAAATAATTAAATATAATTTCTTAATTTTGTAATAAATATTCATCTTTCTTAATTTTTAATTTACATATTTT